AAAATGCCGAAATCGAAAGCTGGTAAGTCGTACGAAATCTTTTCGACGAACCCGAAAATGGATACCTCCGGTATGGCTGGTAAGCCCAAGCCATTTGAGGTGTACGCATACACGCCACCACCTATGGACATCGAGGACATGATGGAAGCGCGTGAGATGAAGACCAACAAAAAACCGGAAGCGGAGTCCTGATGGCCGGTCTGACATTCCTGCGGGTTGTCAACAACACTGACCTTGCAAAGCAAGAGCAGGAAGTCTCTGACCGCGCTTTACAAGAGCGCCAGAACCAGCCCATCATCCTCGGCCTTGCCTCCTACCTGCGTGAGTGCTGGGATGCAGCCCAGATGGCCAAGCGGCCCATCGAGCAGGAGATGCTCCAAGCGCTGCGTCAGCGCAACGGCCAGTACGAGGCCGACAAGCTCAAGCAGATTCAGGGTCAGGGCGGCTCTGAGTTGTACATGATGATCACCGAAGTCAAGTGCCGTGCGGCTGAGTCGTGGTTGCGCGACATCCTGCTGGACAACGGCTCGCCCCCTTGGGACTTGACTGCTACCCCCATCCCTGACCTGTCACCTGCCCAGACGCGGGATGTGCAGGAGCTTTTTGCCGAGCGCGTGTTGAAGATGGTCGGTGAAATCGGCCAAGCTCCCACCCGTGAGGAGATGAGCGAGATGCGCGAGATGGTCTCGCAGGACTACCGCTTCAAGGTACTGCACGATGCACAGATGCGGGCCGACAGGATGAAGCTGAAGATTCAAGACCAGTTCGCACAAGGCGGCTGGGAGAGTTCGTTCAACGACTTCATCACCGATCTGGTCACGCACCCTGCTGCGTTCGTCAAAGGCCCGATTGTCCGCCGTCAGCGCACGCTGGGCTGGAAGACTGACGCCACTGGCCGCACCGTGGTCGAGCCCATTGAGCGCCTTGGCCCCGAGTACGAGCGCGTTGACCCGTTCCGTATCTACCCCGAGCCGGGCATCAGCACGATCAACGAAGGCTACCTGTTCGAGCATCACCGCATGTCCCGCATGACGCTGGCCGACATGATCGGTTTGCCGGGCTACGACGACGATGCCATCCGCAAAGTGCTGGAAATCGGCAACGGTTTGTCGTGGATTGGTGAGGATGTGGAGTTGCAAAAGGACGAGGAGGAGCGCAAGTTCTACTCGTACATGCGGCCAACTACCGAGTTCGACGCGCTTGAATTCTGGGGCAAAGTCAGCGGCAAGATGCTCATCGAGTGGGGTCTGTCGGAGGAAGATGTGCCCGATTCGGCCCGTGAGTACGACGCCAACGTGTGGCTGGTCGGCAACTACGTCATCAAGGCGGTGCTGAACTATGACCCCCTCGGCGAGAAACCGTACGCCAAAACCTCGTTTATCAAGTGTCCGGGCGCATTCTGGGGCAAGGGTATTCCCAAGATCATTGAAGACCTGCAAGGCGTGTGTAACGCTGCCGCAAGGGCATTGGTGAACAACATGGGCATCTCCTCTGGCCCGCAGGTTGAGGTCAACCTTGAGCGCATCCCGCCAAACGAGGACATCACCCAGTTGACCCCGTGGAAAATCTGGCAGGTTACCAACGACCCCGTTGGCTCCAGTGCTCCGGCCATCCGGTTCACGCAGCCTGATTCACGTGCCAACGAGTTGATGGCTGTCTACGAGAAGTTCAGCCGTCTGGCCGATGACCACTCCGGTATCCCTGCGTACGTCTACGGCGACCTGAATGTTCAGGGTGCTGGCCGCACATCGTCTGGCCTGTCCATGCTCATGGGCGCGGCAGGCAAGGGTATCCGGCAAGTCGTGATGCACATCGACACCGATGTGGTCAAACCAATTGTCCTTCGTCAGTTCGTGTACAACATGCGCTACGACGAGGATGAGTCCATCAAGGGCGACGTTGAAGTTTCAGCGAAGGGCGCGATCAATCTCGCCGTCAAGGAAACTGTCAACATTCGCCGCATCGAGTTCCTCAACGCAACCGCCAACCCCATTGATCTTGAGATTCTTGGGAAGGAAGGACGAGCCACCATCCTACGGGAAGTGGCTAAAGGGTTGCAAATGCCTGTGGAGGAAGTTGTTCCATCTCGGGAGAAGTCGGACTATCAGGGTCGTATGCAGGCGAGAGCGGCGCAACAAGCGCCAGCCCCGTCAGCTACCCCCGAGCGTCCTGACGGCTCTCCCAAAGGTGGGATGGAAGCCAACACAGTTCAAAGCCGCGTGAGTGGACAGGCCGCATGATTAAGCCTGAACCTCAAGCGATCAAGGTACTCGCTACCATCGTTCGACAGCATCCGGAGTTTCTGGTGTGGCTGGAAGAATGGCGGATGCGGGAACTGGAGTCGCTTCCAAGCGCAATAAACAACCCGACAGTGTTTCAGGGGCGCTGTCAGGTATTGGGTGAACTGTATAAGTTCGCCAAAGAATCCCCTGCGTTGGCGGCAAAGTTATGAAAAAACTCGCCGTCTAATCACGCACACCGATAGGAGCGTTCAACATGGCACTTCCAGAGCAAATTCGCAAGCAGACCGAGGCTGTACAAGAACTGTACAAGCAACTCAACAACGACAGTGGAACAGGCGAGGTAACCCCTCAAGCCGATGGCCCCGCTGCGTCTGGTGAGCCCGCACCTACACGTTCAGTAGCCGACGAGAACCTTGGGTCGAATAACGCTGCTCTTTCATCGGGCAACGAGTCAACACCCGATGATGAAAAAGTCCCAGAAGAAAGTGTCGTACAGAAGTACAAGACGCTTCAGGGTATGTACAACGCCGAAGTCCCCCGTCTGCATCAGCAGAACCGGGAGATGACGAACCGTGTGCAGCAGATGGAACAGTTGCTTGCAACACTTTCAGCGCAGCAGTCGAGCCAGTCTCAGCAACGTCAGGAAGCCGTGGTCGAAAAGATCGTGTCTGACAAAGACGTTGAGGAATATGGCGAGTCGATTGATGTGATGCGCAAGGTCTCCCGCGAGGAGTTAATCCCCGTGGCGCAGCGCCTTGCACAGATTGAAGGTATGTTGCGGCAGATGCAGCAGAACGTGGTGCCACAGGTGCAAGCCGTAGCACAGCGCCAAGCTGCCTCCTCCGAGCAAGCCTTCTGGGCTGACCTCACACGGGCTGTTCCAACGTGGCGCGACGTGAACGACAATCAGGACTTCCAGTCTTGGCTGCTCGCCGCTGACCCGCTTACTGGCATCACACGCCAGACGTACCTTGACGATGCACAACGTGCGCTTGACGCACCACGTGTTGGTAATTTCTTCCGGGCTTGGTTGGATTCCACTGGACAAGCCGCTGTTGCTCAACCCACTGGTCGCGCTTCCAGTTCCGAGTTGGAGAAACAGGTTACCCCCGGTCGCTCACGTAGCACCGGAGCGCCTGCCTCCAATAAAGGCCGCGTATACGCCCCTGCTGACATCACTACCTTTTTTAACGATGTCCGCTCGGGTAAATACAAAGGTCGGGAGCCGGAACGTGACCGCATCGAACGCGATATTTTCGCCGCCCAGCGAGAAAATCGTATCCAAGTCCCTGCCTGATTAGAGGAGTTTTCTCATGTCTTATCCCGTTTCCCCCGGTCGCCCAAATTACAGCGGCAACTTCATCCCAGAAATCTGGTCTGGTAAATTGATCGAGAATTTCTACGACGCCACCGTGCTCGCAGCTATCTCGAACACCACCTACGAAGGTGAGATTCGTCAGTACGGCGATACGGTCAACATCCGTACCACCCCTGAGATCACCATCCGTGACTACGTGAAGGGCCAAACCCTGACCGTTGAGAACCCAGACAAGCCAAAGCTCCAGTTGATCATCGACAAAGGCGAGTACTTCGCTTGCGTTGAAGATGATGTGGACAAGGTTCAGGCTGACATCAACTTGATGGACACTTGGTCGAAAGACGCTTCCGAGCGTATGAAAATCAAGATCGACCAGCGCGTTCTGACTGACATCCTGCCCGGCATTTCGTCTTTCAACAAAGGCGCAACCGCTGGTGAGCAGTCCCTGTCGTTCAACCTCGGCACTTCTGGCGCTCCGCTGGTCGTGACTAAGGATGGCGCTGGTGGTACTGTCTCCGTGGTTGACCTGCTGGTTGACATGGGCACCGTGCTGGACGAAGCCAATGCTCCTGAGAGCGACCGCTTCATCGTCATTCCTGCCAAGATGGCTGGTCTGATCAAGAAGTCGGAACTGAAAGACGCTTCGCTGACTGGTGACAGCATGTCTGTCGTCCGTAACGGTCGTCTGGGTATGGTTGACCGCTTCACGATCTACGTGAGCCACAACCTGTCTGTGTCTTCGGGCAAGTACAACATCGTCGCCGGTCACAAGATGGGCTTCACGTTTGCCAGCCAGATGACCAACATGGAAACCATCCGCTCCGAGTCCACCTTCGGCAACATCATCCGTGGTCTGCAAGTCTACGGCTACAAAGTTGTCAAGGGCGAAGCTCTGGCTCAGTCGGTTATCTCGTTCTCGTAATCTGAGGGGGGCATTGCGCCCCCCTTCTATCAATTTTGAAAGGATTCTGAAATGGCTGCATATACT